CGTACTCATCAAGATCACCAACAACGTAGTCTTCGCGCACCAACTTCAACACGAACAGACCAGTCGCCGGGTCCACGTACATGACGCCGTCAATGTGCGCGAGCACGTTGGCGAGAAAGTCTTTGACAGAAAGGTCACCATCCGCCCAAAGGAAACTGAGACCGAAGTCTTCATCGTAGAGCGTTTCAGCAACTGCGAGAAAGCTGACGGCATCAACTTCGAGCTCGCTAATGCCCAGACCCCAGACGGGGTTGGTCAGCACTTCACGGATGATGTGCGCAGGGTTCAGGTCGCCGTTGATATCAGCCTTGGTTGGGTTCCACTGTACGGTTAGATCGTCCAGTACGTTGACACGTTTGACAAGGAATCGCCAAGGTTTCGGGTACGGCGACCTCGCGCTCAGGAGGCCACCCTTCCAGACAGCACCCGCGACGCCGCGGTAGTTGGATTGGTCCCCTGTGATCTTGGCCGCCAAGTAGGCGTCGAGTGACTGCGTTGCGTTGCCATCCTGAATCGTCAGCGTACCTTGGACGCCGCCTTCTTGTTCGTCGCCACCGTGAAGATCAGGCGCGTCGATAGCGATGTCACCAGACGTGACATCGCCGGACCATGCGGTGCGTTCTCCAACATCGATCTGCGTGACCTTCTCGATTGCTCGAGCAAGGACGTAATGCAGGCCAGCGAAGTAGCGGAAACCAATGACTTGTGCTTTACTGCTCGAAGACATGTGCGTGCTCGACTAGCTTTAGGGCAAGCCCTTGTTGTGTGTTGACCAACGCCTCTTCTTCTATCCCACCCTTGATGAAGGTTTTGAAGTCGAGACCTTGTTCGTTGAAGAAACGTCGCACACCAAAAGCGCAGTAGCCCATCTCTCGGCAGTGTTGCATGGTGATGATCATTTCTTGCCTCCACCTGAACTCATAATAGGCTCGGTGCGAAGGTCACCCCACCACACGATGGCGGGATCGCGAATCATTACAGTGCCGAACACAACGGGGATCGACTTACCCGGACTGATCGACGGAACTTCGAACTGCCCAGGATCTGGTCGCGTCTGTGAAGGCTTGGGACGAAGAGCGTAGGACAAGAACGCAAGGCCGATCATAATGACCCAGTAGGTCGTCGTGCCAATGAGAGCAAGCATAGGTTGCATGAAAAGGTTTTGCATTAGATGAGTGCGTCTCCGATAAACGGATTCTTGGACGGGATCGCGGTGTAGCCGAAGAAGTTGGGCATGTTGTTAAACTTCTCGTCGCACGTTCCGATCAGGTGGTCACAGCCTGGCCACGCCGAGAAGCCTAGACCTGCGGAGGCTTTGCCCAAGTTCGCTTGGACCTTAATAGTATCACCAACATGGTCGAGGATCAATGTCTTGAGCGTACCCTGCGTTGTGCCACTGATATGCAGCGCGCCTCCGCGGTAGTATTGATCAGCCTGCGCAGCGAATGTGCTTGACCGCAACGTGAAGCCATTGGTGATGCTGTCGATCGTACCGGTGGCCCGGAAGCTGTCACGAGGCACACGACATTGTGTGTCGTACAGGACATGGTTGCAGCTGTTCATAACGCGAAGCCGGAGCGTGCGGCGCTCGAGGGACCGCGTCAGCGGTCGACACTTAATAGTCGCCTCCGGGCCGTCGGCTTCCACCGTTAGGACTTCACCCTTCCAGCAGGTCACGAAGTCCGAACCGTAGCCTCGAAAAACTGTTGCTTGGATGGGGTCGCTTGGAATCTGTTGAATGAACCCAAGAACCATTGCGTGACTGCTCGGGAGCCTGATATCAATACCGTTTTTAAGGAGTTCGCTCTGGTTGATGCCCCGCACCGAAGATGAAATAGGCGTGTCCGCAAGGTAGGTGTGTGTGTCGTACACGACAGGCTCGGCCGCGGATGTGAATCGATACGTTACGCCCAGGCCAGTGAACCGGAACAGTTCAATAGGTTCGCCGAGCGTCTCTTGTTGGCTGTCGTTGTAGGTCATTCGTCCACCGATGTTAGAAGCAAGGACACGACGCTGCGATTATCCCTTTGGTGATCCACTTCGACACGATCGGACGCTACTCGAACACGTCGAAGGAAGCTGATCTGAAGGTCGCCCGGATCATAGCCTACGCCCAGGGGAGTGCTGAGCTGGACGCGGTCGATCGTGGGGCTTTCCGTGGTCGCCCCTGTGACGCGGCGCGTGGTGTATGAACCGTCCGGCAACATGAACGCAAGGTCTCGCCACCGCGTGGTGTTTTGGTAGATCAAACTGGCGTAGCCTGTGTTGTCCATGTCGATGGCTGTGTCGGAGCTTCCCGACGCAACAGCCTGAACCAAGTCGTCTTGGAACGTCGGCATGTAGAACGTCTCGTACCGGCCGCGCAGCCAGAACATGAACTTTCGGAACTCCCAAAGCTCTGCCTGCGTTCGGAACACAAAGCGGTGTTCGCGAGTGTCTTTAGGGTTGATCCACTGCGGATCGCGTGTGAACTTGCCCAAGCCGTAGTCGATGGTGCGTTGGTCGATTTCCTGGTCCAACCGCAAAGGCCTGTTTGCGTTTGGACGTGTAAGAAACAGCGGCTCACCTTCGTGCGTGAACGGTGGCGTGTAGCTCGGCATCGGAAGTTGTTGGGTAAGCGACAATGTTACCTGCGGATGCTCGAACTGCGGGGAAATGTTCTGTCCCGACACGTCACCGAGAACCTGTCCCGAGACCATGGGCATCACCTTCATGCCTGCATCGAAGTCCGCGCCCAGCGGTCGGGACAACGTGAGGCGGTCGGCCGCGATGGTGTCGATCTGATTAACGGCGTAGTTGTTTTCACTTGCCCAGATGATCACAGGGTCGCCTACCGCGAAGCGGGCGTATGATGTGTCGAGAAAGATCACGGTATCGGCAGACACAGCGTCAAGGTCCAACGGCCGCTCTTCCATCCAGACAGGGAGACCGAACGCCTTGTTCTGGTGCGACATCAACTGGTTGCGGAGCACATTGCGCTCGGGGATGTTCAGCGGCTTGTACCGAAGGTCGAACTTTTCACGCGGCAGCGATCGCAGAGACTGTCGCTGCTCCTTACCGTTGTTACTGGTCAGGATGTTCGTGGCCCACTCCAGCATCGTCCGGAGAGGCCGCTCAGGCTTCAGGTTGAGAACCAGTGACGCGAGACCTGTCAGCGTCAGGAACGGAGCCTGGGACGTGCTCTCGACGACCGTGAGTGTCGTGGTGAACGAGAAGTCCGTGGTGGCCGCGGAGGTCACCAGATCGAAGTCCACTGTCGTCAGCGGGTTCAATGCGTAAGGCAGGCCGGGCGCTCCGTCCTTGGTGGTGTTCGCAGACCCCGTAAGAGGCAGGTCGGTCACCGTAACAGTGAGTCCCGTGTAGGCGTTCCAGATCGTTGCGTCGGTGATGAGGGTACCCACCACAACGCCCAGGTTGATGTTACCGTTGGGGATCAGGTGGATCCGCTCGTAGAAGTAGTCGAAGTAGGTAGGGATTGTCGGACCGGCCTGGTCGTCGCCTGCAACGGGCGCAGGAGCACTGCTCAGCGTCCCAGAGAGCAGGTGGGGCGGTAGGATGTATGAACCCTGCTCGGCCACCACGGGCGTCCCCAGGCTCGGTGTGCGCTCGAGGTCGGGATTCACCGTAATGAAGGCAAGCGACAGCAGCACGCCGGTCAGGCCCATACCGGAGATCGGTGCTGGGGCCGTAGCGAGCGAACCGGAGACCAGATACTCGGTGGCTGTTGCGCTGGACATTTGTGTTACTGCTTAATAGCTAACCCGCTGTTTTTGCTTTGGCCTACATGCCACATCGGGAAATGACTGTACGTGTCCGACGCGATGGTGGATGTACCGGCCAGGCTGAAGCCTGTATGTGCCGCATTGAGCACGCCATCTACGACGCCCGCGAACCTGTACGGTCGGTAGGAACTATTGTTCCCGCCGACACCCCCCTGAGCCGTCAGCAGCAGGTAGATAGGGAACAGAGGCGTGACGCCTGTCTCACTGTTGGGCGTGCGTCGAACAAGGTTTCGGATCATACCCTCATCGGCGTTGGGCGGAACAGCCTGCGCGGAGATGTGGATATCGTTTTGCATACGGTCACTGCTGCTGTCGTTGACCAAGTACCACTTGTTGGTGAGCGTTGTACCGTCACCCTTGACGACCGACGGCAAGAAGACTCCACCGCGACCCCAGTCCACGTAGCGACTGGTGCCAAGACCGGTGAAGTTTCCAGAGTCCTGGTTGAGCGCGTTGTAGAAGGCCACAGGCGTGCTGAGGTCGTTGAGAAAGACGTTCGGCGATGCCGACGACATGTACACTGCGCCGTCCACGCCGGGGGTCGTCAGGATGCTGCCCGACGGAATGATTCGCCCGACATGGATGTACTGCATGTAGCCCGCGTAGTTCACGGGGTCGTACTCGACAGCCATGGTCAAAGACTCCGTGGTCGAGAACAACCAGTAGTTGACCGAAGCGTTGTTGATGCCCAGCACCGTGGTTCCGATACCTGTCGCGCTGACCTGCGGAGCGCCTGGCTGGTTCTCCCAGCTGCTGGCACCGCTGTAGCCGGTGGAGCCGTTGACCGCGATACCGTAGAGACGCCAGTATCGCCAATAGTTTGTGTTGATAAGCGTACCAACATCAAAGACGTTTGCACCGTCCGACGACCGCATGTTGAAGTACATCCCGTTCTTTGAGATGTGCAACCGCTTGCCTGATGTTGAGTCGCGGTCGTAGGTGGACGTGTCGTTGGCGAAGCTGTTGATGGTCCACCCCTGCGCAAGAGCGAACGCACGCAGCTTGTCCAGCAGGTCGTCTTGGTCGGTTGCAATGCCTGAGCTAAATGCCATGTGTCTACTCCAACTTTAGTGCGATCGTCGAGGCGCGACCGTAAGGGATTGCTTCGACCAGTAGGTGGTCAACGCCACCAACGTCAATGATGTCGTCTTGGAGAATGTAACGATCTCCCGCAACAGCATACACACCATCATACACACCAAAAACATCCTCGCCTGCTTCGTCACCTACAAGATGCAGGGGGATAAGACCCGGCGTGCCGTCGAGGTTGAGCATGGCCAAGGAGTAGTCCCCGTTTTGGTACTCGTAAAGCGAGACAGTATCATCTCGCCAGTACGGGCTGTTAGAGTACTGTGATGAGCCGTTGTCGTTGATGTCGTACAGCGGCCATGTTCGGCGGTACATGCCGACCCAGTTCGCACCTTCGAGGTGTTGGATGTTTGATCCAATATCCGTGTCGTGCGAGCCCATGGCGTAGCCGATGTGGCGGTCCGCGTGTGGCTGATCCTTTGCTGTCGTTGCTGAGGTCTGTCCGGTGTAGTTGCTGCCCGCGATCAGCAGTGGGTACGGAGCTTGGACAGGTGTGCCGAACGGAAGGTACCACCCCATGTAGGCGGTGCTCCAAAACCGGCCGGACTGAACAGCGATGATGGCGCGACGGCCGTTGGCAATGAAGTGGTAGGGAAGCGGTCGATCCCACTCGACTGCGATGGTTGGGACATTGTTAGCCGTTGGGATAGGTGTGGGTTGATCATCAAAACCTAAACCTCCGTTGTAGCCCGTGTAGCCTTGGAACCGGAAAAACGGTTTGTAGAAAGAACGAATCGACCCTTCCGTGAGGTAGGTCATGTTGAGTTCGATACCCATGTAGATGTTGTCGGAGCCTCCACCAGGTGCGTCGAAAAGGATGTACCGGTTCGAGCCCGCAGCCGGGCTTGCGGCGACGACGGTATCCTTGTTGGCAGTCCAGCCGGGCGTACCGGTCAAGAAGGTCTTGAGCTTGTCAAGAAGATCGTTCTGGTCTGTTGCTGTTCCGGTGCTGTATGCCATCTATTAGCCTCCGGCTGCTTGCCGCACGGTGTTTGGGTTACGAGTGATGTGGTTCAGTACGATACGTTCACCGTCGGCCGATGCGAGGAAGTCACCCGTCGCAGAAGGGTCGACCACGTTAATAATACGGACATTGCCCCCACCTTGGCCACTGTTCGGTTCAATACTACCACCGCCGGTCGGAGGTGTAAAGATTTCAGGTCCACGCTCGCCCACAAGGTAGGGCTGCCCACCGGAGACGGGACCGCCCAGGGCTCGAGCTCCGCTGATGGCTGCGGCGGTGAATGGGGCACCTGTAGCCGAGCCGAGTAGTGGGCCAATGATCGCCTGCTGGACCGCGATGCGGACCATGTCGGAGATGATGGAGTTGGCGAACGATGCGAAGTTGATCTCGCCCTTAGTGACGAAATCGACCAACGCATCTTCCATCCCCTTGAACGCGCCGGTCATGGCGGACTCAACCGAACTGGCAACGTCTTCAATCTGGCGTTGGTACTTGAGTAGTCCACGCTCCGCGCCTGAACTCCCATCCTTTTGCCCTTCGAGCTGCGCGATGCGGAGTTCTCGGTAAGCTTCGGTGGCTTCTTGGACGCTGATCGTTTCATCGTCGATACGTTGCTGCAACTCTTCTTTGGCACCGGCCAGATCGATCGTAACACCTTGAACTTCGTCAAGCGCCCCGGCGACCTGTGTCAAGAGTGTCAACTGTTGTTGTTGGAGCAGCAGCTTTTCGTTGAGTGCGGCGGCCTCTGCTTTGTCAAGAAGGATACCGGCTTCGCGAAGTGTGTTCGTGATAGAAGCGGCGGCCTGCTGAGCTTGGTCGGTTTCGTTTCGGATACTGCCCGACAGTCGCAGTAGTGCGATCTCTTTATTGATACCCTCGACCGCCTCATCGATCACCTTCTTCTTGGTGACCTGGCTCTCAGCTACGGCGTCGCTCAGCATCACGTACGCGCGCGTGGACTGCTCGACCGTAATCAGACCCAGGGCCACTTGGGCATTGAGTTCAGCCTGCACAGCAACAAGGTTGAGACTGATGCCGCGGACCTCATCAAGCGCGGCAGCAACAGCTTCCACGATTTTGAGTTGCCGCAGTCGAGCTTCCAGTTGTTTGAGAAGCTCGACACTTTCGTCGGCTGTCAGGTCGATACCCTCTTCGATCAGGTCGTTCTTGATCTTGTTGAGATGGTTCTGGTACTCACGCTCTTCAGACCCTTTGCGTAGCAGTTCAATCTCTTGGTTGATCAGGTTGAACTGATCTTGGAACGATTTTTCCCGCGCAAGGATGTCGGCCAGCAATTGGGCGGCTCGCTCTTTGCTCGCCTCACGTTGTCGCTGCAATGCGTTATTATTCGCTTGGTCCAGTAGAGCCAGCGCCGCGTCCATGGCGTGGTGTTGGCTTGCCATCCCCTCCGTAAACGCATCAGTAAACGCCGTGGCCGCGTCGGAGCCTGCACCCTCGAACGGGTTGGTCAGCCGGTCAATGTCTGCTGGGTCGATGGTCAGGTCGTCAGGTTTAAGACTGACGGGCCCAATGTCCTCGAACTCGACCTTATCAATCGGTGATGAGCCCAATTCGTCGAGGCCACTTCGCCCAAGGAATTTAGCGACTTTGTTGACGCCGCGGATCAACACGTTCATACCGATGACCGCGTTATCAATGACCGTGTTGATGCTGGTGGTGATGAAGTTAATCGCGCCTGCGATGGTATTACCTGCTCCGTTGAAGCCGACGATCATAAAGTTCACCAACGTCTCGATAGGTTGTCGCAGCAGTTCACCAACCTTATTTGTCGAATTGATCAGTTTGTTCAAGAATTCTTCAAACCCGCCAATGCTTTCGTTCAATGCTTGGAAGAAAAGGTCGCCCAGCACATCAGGTAGGCTGGTGAACACGGCAACGATGCCTTGGTACAAACCAACGAAGGTGCCAGAGACCGCGTCGACAGCGAGGCCGACCAGCAGTACGGCGTCTCGGATCACGATGCCGATGAAGTTGAGGAGCCCTTCCAAGCTGAGGTTGACCGCGGGGAATAAGTCTTCGACCGTCTTTTTGATGTTGTCGAACGCGGGGAATAAGTCTTCGACCGTCTTTTTGATAAAACGCAGGCTTTCCTTGATGTTGTCGAACGCGACCTTGGCCAAGTCGCCCAGGGTGGCGAGGCCGGACCCGCCGAGCTTGATCTCCCGGCGGAACTTGAACAGGAACGCGACGACCCCGACAATGGCCGCGGCGATGAAGACGAACGGGTTGGCTTTGATGGTTTTGTTCAAGAACAACACGGCGACGGATGCCTTCCGGGCCGAAACCTTGAGAACGTTAAGCGTCCCCGCGTAGATCGCCGTGGCTGCCGTCGCCGTGTTGGTGATGCTGATGTTCGTGAGCAGTACCCGATTCAGAGTGCTGATCGCCTTGCCTACCGCGGCGAACGCCGTGGTAAGCGGAAGCAGTCCCGTCCGGCCAAGCCGGTGAGACAGTGCGATGCTCTTCACCATGCTCGCGTTCATCCCCTTGAACGACACACGTAGTCGGACCAAGCTACGAATCAACAGGACGTCTAGCACGCGGGACAGCCCCTTGGCACGGGCGAGCAACAAGTTAAAGCTAAGGGACACCGCGACGATGCCGGTAGCCAACGCACCGAACGCAAGCGCCCGAAGCGAGTTGGCCAAGATGAGGATCGAGGTAGACAGTGCTTGGGACAGCGGGATCAGTCGGTTGACGTCACCGACGACGGCAATGAGGTTGTTGCGCAGGACCGTGAACGACTGCCCAATGGTCTTCTCGATCTGGCTGAACTCTGTGTCCAGTTCTTCCGTGGCGTTGAGGATCGCATCAAAGAGAACCTTGCCAGTCAGCTGACCCTCTTCGCCGAGCTCGCGCAGCTTGCCGCGGCCGACTTCCATCGAGTCGGCGATCAACTGGGCAACGCGAGGCATCTGCTCGAGCACCGAGCGAAGCTCATCGCCGCTCAACCGGTCGGACGCGAGACCCTGGGTCAACTGGATGATGCCGGCGGATGCTTCAGTCGCCGTTGCACCCGAGACGATGATCGCTTTGTTCAGGTTCTCAAGGAACGTCAGTGTGTCACCTTGCGACGCGCCGATCTCACGCACGGACAACGCGACGCGCGTGAAGACTTCCGCGTTCGCGTCGAACGCTGTGCGTGTTCGGTTCGAGATATCTAGGACGGCTTCGGTGACAGAGCGTAGTTCGCTCATGCCCGTCGTAACAAGCCGCAGACGGTTGGACAGTTGGGTGAACGCATCAACCAACTGAAAAAGGCGTCGAAGCAGGACAGCCGAAGCAAAGATGACCAAGGCCCGCCGCATGAGTTGAATAGCTTTCGTGGCTACACTGGCAGCGTCGGCCGTCTGTTTCAGACGGCGATTGACGATGCGAGTACCACGCTCTTGAACCACGATTGTGATGCGTTCAGTAGCCATCCCTTAGAGGTTCTCCTTAACAATCGTGCCAGCACTTTGGCGGATGGCAGCAGCAGCTGACTCAACAGCCATCTGAACAAAAGCTGCGGGCGCTTGAGACGACTTGCCGTTATTCAACTCCGCGATGTATGGGACGTTGTTCGTGAAGTAGATGTCCTGATCACTGGACGTTCGTGCCGCCACGACCAGACGCGCGGCGTCCATCGCACCGCGGGCATTGGTTTGTTCCCCGAACTTGGTTGGGTCCCTGAACTGCGGGTATGGTGAGTAGGCCGGGATGACCTCGCGACGGGAGCCGTCCAGCGAAGGTAACCAGTTGGAGCGAGCAACACCCGTATCAACAGGTGTGGACAGAACAAGAACCTGGTCCACCAGGAGAGCCGTCTTCAGGACCAACTTGCGCACTTGAAAAGACACCGAACCTGCTCGCTTGTTCATCCGCCGACTGAATTGTGCCATCGTACCCATAGCAACTAGCCTTTCCCCTGCTCCGACTTCTCCTTATGGTAGTCAAGAAATGCACTGTCGAGGGCGCGAACAAAGAAGAAGAGGTCGTCAAACTGCTCTTCATCGAACTCGAAGGTTCGGCCATAGTCTGAAATGGCCGACCACGGGATCGGAGAAGCGCCCCAGCCTGATGGCCTGCACGTTGAAAGCTCAATATAAGCGTTGTAGTAAAGCTCCATGCCCATAGCGAGCACAGGGGCATTGGCGATCTTGTCGGGTACCTGCATCCCGTGCCGGTAGCAGCGGACAAGCATCGCACGTTCTGTCTTGACGGGATGGTCCAGCGTGTAAAGAAGGACCGCCGTTAGTTTCCCGCGGCCTCTTCGTTGACCTCTTCGCGGAACAGCGCGTGACCGTTCGCCTGCTCTTGGAGGTCAGCGTAGAGCTCGGGAAGCTCAGCGAATACCAGCAGCACGTTCTCAGGCGTGAGAGGAAGAAGACTCTCGGCGAGTTCCTCCGGCTCCACTTTACCCTGGCCTGCGTCGTCCGGGTTGATACCGCGGACCCATACCCGCTTGCCGTCAACAAGGCACTCTTCGTTCCAGTCCACAACGATGTGTTTTGCGAACACACGTTGGAGGATAGGGAGTGCTTGTTCGTTCTCCATGACATTGGCAGCGAGCGCCCGGCGGTGAGGCTTCATCTCCTTTTCGAGATTCTTCTTGTACGCAAGGTTCGCGCCACCGGCGCGAGCGATGCGTACTCGGCTGCTGCCATACTGGATAACGACACCCTTAACTTCAAGGCTCTCGTCCGTCTTAAATTGCGTCTTGAGACTCATACATACTCTCCTTATTGAGTGTTGAGTTTTGGGATTAACCAGCTGCGTTTGGTAGGTAGTCAAAGAACACGATCAGTAGCGTGTGGTTCAGGTTCGTGTCGATGCTTTCGGCCGTAGCGGCTTCAGCGGACAGTGGCAACTTGATTGACGTACCAGCCTGGATATCCACTTGGGCATTGCCCAGGGCGATCAGCGGGATGTCTACCGAGATGCCAGCGTTCTCCGCGACAAGGTGGTAGTCGAGCGTCACGTCCGCGTTGGCACGGACAGCTTCGACGGCCGCCACGTTTGCGAAGTAGACCGTCAGGTCACCGGTGACCGCGAAGTCACCAATGGACGTGTCGAAGCCGCCAAGAACGCCGACGGCCTTGTCTGGAGTCACACCGTTGTTGACGGTAATGCTTAGGTTCTCAGCGTAGGCGAACAGCGGAGAGGGGTTCGAATTGGCAGGATCGATCGCATGCAGCTTGATGCGAGGAACGTCGGTCGAGGTGTTGATCGCATCGCCAGTGATCGCAGCAGCTGTCACGCGAGTACCGGCCTTGACACCGAGCGTGGAGTTGCGGGTCTCGGAGGTCGAAGCAACAACGGACACGTCGAGGTTGACCTTGTTCGCGGTCGGAACCTGCATGGTGAACTCGTTGGCCAAAGCACCCGTCAGGTACTCGGACTGGACATCACCAGGCGACGCATCATCAGGAGCGCCCAGTTGTCGTTCAAGCTGGAGGTATTTCTTCGTGATCAGTGTGCCGGTTTCGTTCTTGAGAACGCGGCCGACATAGATGTGGATCTGTTTGCCGGTACCCGCATCGGTAACCCAAGTGGCTTCGGTCTTGTCGAACACGACACGGTTGGCAGCAACGCTGCGAACACGGGCGTAGCCGTTGTTGGCCGCGGTGGCAAACGAAGAGGTTGCGTTGTCGCCACCGATGTAGACCCACTCGCCTGGGATGATCCCGAGCGTGGTGAAGTCATAGGTGGTGGAAGTCAGAGCAGGCAGTGTGGCCGAGCTATCGACAACAATGTCCGCGGCGTCGCCTTCGATGCCAACCTTCACAGCACCAGCGTTGGCGGTAGCGGCTTCATCGACAAGCGTCGAAGCTGTGCCAGTGACCACGTCGGCAAGGTCAAGCGTGGTAGCAGAAAGCGCATCCACAACGAACACGCCGTTGTTGGCGGGGTCAGCGAAGCCGGTAATGTGAACCATGTCGCCAACGGCGAACTGTGCAGACAGATCAATCGTGCCACCAACGCGGGTGAAGACCGAACCGGTCGCAGTCATGCTGAAGGTGTTGGTGGTGGTACCGATCGCGTTCTTGGCTTCACCCTTCAGGCGGTAGTCCGCGAAGAAGAAAGCGGGTAGCAACGCAGCGAGGTTGTTCTGGGTGAGGTCTTGGTTCCAACTGCCAGCAGCTTCGAGGTCGGAGATGACACCCTTCTTCTTTTGGCGACCCGTGGTGATAGGCTCGCGAGTCAGTCGCGTCAAACTACCACCGAAGTTGTTGTAGCTGTTAGGCTCCATCGGAATCCAGATCGGAGTGCCTGGCAGCACGTTGGGCGTCGCTTCGTATGCGAACGAGAGGCCGGTCGTGTTTGCGTCGATTTTGCTGACTTCTGCCATGGCTAATTCCTATTTCAATTCGTCGTACTCAAAGGCGATACTGACGTTGGTTTGGTACCAGTTACCTTCGTCACCGATTTCCTGCACATCTACGGTGCGAATAACCAATCCACTCAAGAGAGATTGGCCCTCGAAGGCGTCCTGCACAACTTTAGGTAGATCAACGGTGCCGGGCAAGCCTGATCCCCTCGGCCCAAAGACCTGCACGACCATCACGCCTCGGCGATCCCACCGGCGAAGACCTACTACGTTGCTCAACGTGGTCTTGCCCAGGCCCGGTGCGTGGCGGATCGTTGGTCGTATCCAAGGTTCGTTACCGTCGAACGGAGCGGCGTCAGCCTCCGTCGGCGTCGTGGCGACGTTCGGCCACTTGACCCTCGCAGCGTAGTCGCCTCCATCGACAGCGTCCCACGCGGTCTTCAGGGCTCCGTGCAGAGCGTCTACGACTTGTGTTCTAGTCAGGCTCATCGTTTCACCCCCACGAAGTACAACAGTGTGGTGTCGGCCGGGCGAAGCGTCTCAACAAACACGATGGTTTTCCGAGACCCGTTGTCTACCATCTCGCTGGCCATGGCAAGGTCGAACGCGCCAGGCTCAACGATCGCGATCTCTTTGATCGTGGCGAGCATGTCAACATGGAGAGTGCTAAGGCCCAGGTCCGCTGCGCCGCTGGGCGGAACAAACACGGCCTTGACATCCGCGGAGTTTGCGGGATTGGCTTCAGTATCTGCCGGTCCGTTCCAAGGCTTGTTGGCATCGGCGGCGTCCTGGTCTGGGCGAACAAACGTGACAGTGCGACCGGCTTGTTGTATCAAGCGGGCAGCCGTTGCGGCGAGTTTGATGTAGTCGATGGCCATACTTAGTTTCGGATCACACCGACGGAGTGTTGGACATAGTCAGAGAGCAGACGGTCCGCGGCGGGGTAGGGCTTGGTGATCTGCGCAGAGGCTGAACTGT